GATGTAGCCACATAAACAAGTTATAAAACTTTTCATTTGTGTTATCATTAAAAAAGTCATCAGAAAAAGTAATATTGTATTTACTTTCTATTGCATCTATAATTGCTTGTAGTCTTATAGCGTATTTAAACTCATTCCAAGCTACACCATTTTGTGATTGTGTACCACTACCGTGATGGCTTATGTTATTAATTGTTGCATCTGGGTCATATGTTATGTGTGAGCCGCTATTATATATAAGTCTATTAGTGTGAGTTATTAAAGGCACAACTATATCATTACTTTCAGATTGTAATCTTGTTGTTACATTCGTATAATCATATATTTGGTTTTGGTTTAATGGTAAACTTGCTAATTCATTATCACCTAGTATGTCTTTTAAATCAACTGTATTTCCATAAAATGTAATCTTGTAGGTATGTGCTAAATTGTTTTTTAACTCAACACCTTGTAAAGCTATTTTGCCATCCTTAAAAGGTAAGTCGTTTAATTCTATTCTTGCTGCTGATTTTTTTCTTGCATCAAAACCACCACTAATATCAAAGTTATAATAGTGTTTAAATATCTTGTTATTAGTTCTTGATGCTGGCACCGCAAAAGTTTGTGTAAAATCAGTAAATACTTTTGAAATATCTTTTACGTTTTTTATAGTTTGCGTTAATTCGACACTTTCATCTTTAAACAAATCAACCCTTTGGCCCTTTATATATAGTTGTAATCTACGCATTATCTAATGTTGTTTATATAATCAAATGCTTCTTCAAACTCAATTGTGTATTCTATTAGTCTATCGTTTACGCTTGTTTTAAAAGCCACAGATGAGGTTTTAACTTTTAAAGGTATGATTATACCACTACCTTTTTTAACTGTAGACCACCATATAAATTCGCTTAATAGTAATTCTTCAAATTGTTGATTGGCAAACTCTGGGTAATACCCACTACTAAAAGTATGTGTTTGTTTTGCTTGTGTGTTAAATACTTTGTTAGGTGCATCTTGGATAGAATATGTTGCACCAGTACTTGGATAGGTTATTGTGTTTGCTTTATAACCCTCATTTGTTCTTGCAATGTTTCTTGTTTGTTTTAAGAAAAACCATAAGTCTTGTTGTGCACCATATTTGTTTATGTATATAATTCTGTTACCATCACCATATTTTGTGCAGTCTATTCTTTTTATAGTACAATCCACACCTTGTATTGTTACACTTGTATCTGTTCCCGTATATGCATCAGCACCTCTAAAACTACTTGTTAGGTATGGTATTTTACCAGCTTGATTATTTGGTGCTAATATTGTAAACTCATCATCATCATCAGTTGGAATTAATAAAGTAGGTAAGCTTCTACCAAAAGGTACTTCTGGGTTTACACCCTCTGTAAATTCACCATAGGCTTCAAACCCTACATCATTGTAAGTTACTGCCAATAAAGGTAATGCGTTACCAGTACCATTTAAACCATCGTATGGTGTTATTACAGTTTCAATAGCTACAGTTTGCGGTATGTAATCTGTTTGGTATTCTATCTCAATATAATCCCTTGCAAGTTCAGCAATATCAAAATTTACAGTTGTACTAGGTTCTACGTTTTTTATCAAAGTGTAACGTAAAACAGTATCTATTGACACCTCACAAACCACAGATAAAGTACCAGATGCTTGTATTGTTATTTTTTTAAACTGCGGGTTTCTTAATGCTATATCTGCCATCTTAAAAATCTAGTGTTAGTGTAGCTATAAACAAGTAAAGTTTTATAGTGTTGTAGTTATATTCTTTGTCTGCATTTATAAATTCCCAACCTAGTGCAAACCTATTGTGGGGAAAGTGAAATGCTATTTCTAATGTCCAATCCATATTATTTTGTTCCTAGTATTATATTATCTTCTATGTCTAATGCGAAGCCTTTTATTAATTCGTCTGGTAATTTTTTTAACCCAGCTTCAAATGGTTTTGTAAAAAATAGGTTAGCTTTTAAACCTTTGTTGTATATACTTCTTGATATTAAATAAGTCATACTATCATAACTCATAAACCTACCTTGTTTATCTCTAAACTGAAACCTTTTCTTTTGCAACCAACCTCGAATGCCTTTTGTTAAACCACCTTTTGGACCAGTACCACTACCATATTGAAATTTAGATAGTGCTACACTTGTTTCTGTGTATGTTGAGGTTTTACCTTTTACACCTTTATCTACAAATGCACCATAATCTTCCATCAGAAATTCTAACAAAAAATCATCTTGGCTTTTCTCTATCTTGTAGCTTACAGAATTATATAAATCACCTCCACCTTTTTTATCTCTGGTTAGGTTTGACCTTGATTGTTGAACAACATACTTACCAAATTTGTTTACTGCTTCATCTACGTTTTTAAACTTCATTAGCAAATGTATATATCATTGTAAATTAGTATGTCCATATCTGCACTCCATCCAGCAAGTTGGTTTTCAAACCTATCATTAAAAGGTGCTAAACTTGGATTGCCATCTAGTTGGTACATATCTGTATGTAATGAACCCATTCTTAAACGTTGTATAAGCCTATTTAAGACCGCTAGTTGCGTGTTTAGAATATCTTGCTCATTATCATTGCCAGTAAATCTATCTGTTGTTTCATCCTTTGATTGGTCAACAATATCACAAGCCAATATGCTTATATTAAACCTCAACACATTTTCTTCTACTGTAACGTTGTTTACAATCATATGTGCCAATGGAAATATGTCTTGTTTGTTTAGGTTTAGTTTACTTATATCACCTATTGAAACCGTATTGTTATTTACATCTGCTAATAGTTGTTCTTCTATTGTTGAGGTTAATTGGTAATAACCTCTTACTCCTTGATTGCTCATTTGAAATTTTGTTTAATTCTTTTTGCTTCTACTTCTGCTTTGTCTTTCATAAAGGATAACATCATAAAACACTCGTGTACATTTAGTTTAGTGATATTTTCATATCGTGTAATGTCTCCTTGAGCAAGTCCGTAAATTGAGTTATACCACCCCCATTTGGCTGTGAAGTTAGATACTGCGTCAAGGCTTGTATTTCCTCCTTGTCCAAATAGTTCATCATAGCTTGCGACAAGTCCATCCCTAAATTCCACAAAAAAAAAATTGATGACAATACCGCATCCATAGGCATATCTAATATATCTGCTTCTCTGTCTAACTTGTAATCTTCTATTGTGTATTTGTCTTTTAGTTTGTTTACAATCGGTCTATATAAAACTGCCATAGCCTTTTCTATGTTTTCCCAATCACCAATAAAGGTATCCAAGTCTATATATTCACCTAGTGTTAAATCATCTAGTTGTGGATGGAAACCATATTCCTTATTGTTTAGTTTAAACTTTGTTACCAGTTTTGGTTTTTGCTCAAACATCTTTGTAAGTGTATCTACAATAAACTCACTATCATTGAATTTAATTTGCATTACATCATCAAGGTTTACACCGCAAAATATCTCTATTATTTTGGCACTTAAAAACTTTTCATCATCTACTGTTTTCTGTATTTTAAGAAAGTGTTTATACTGCCTTAAAGTTATTTCACTTAAATTTGTTGGTATTGTAATATTGATATTCATACTTATATAACGTTTTTAAAATGGTTTTTTATACTAAAGTAAATATAATAAAAAAAGGTAAGCATTTCTGCCTACCTAATTTCAACTTTAACTAACTATTAAATCATACTAGCTTCGTGACAAGTGCCACTACACACACCAGGTTTTCTCATTGGTTCACCACATTCTGAACACTCATACTCTGGTTCGTTTGCTGGGTTTCCAATATCTAAATAATCACACATAATATTCTGTTTTTAATTTACCATTAAGGTAATGTTCTACAATTACGCCAGTTGATAAAGATACTACTTTATATGGTCTTATACTTTTGTTTACTAAAATTCTGTTTATTAATTTTTTCATTATTCTTCTATTTGATTAAATTCTGCGTGTTCTCCACACTCTGCACATATTCCCATATCCCATTGGTTTTCTGCTCCACAGCATTCACTCCATTCCATTTATATATATATTTAAAGCATTTAATGCTATTGCGAAAAACGCTAACATCAATACTATTATTATTTGGGTTTTATAGTTCGTACACTTTTTCATAAACTTTTTTTGTGTTTTTAACCGCTTTGTTATAACCTACACTAAATGCTTCTGATGCTAGGTTACTCATAATGGTTAGTAGTTCAGAGTTATACTCTATGTCTAATCCTCTTAATTTGTCGTATGCTTTTTCTAATGGTGTTTTCATATCTGTTGTTGTTTACTACCAGTACTGTATACATATTATTTGTCTGTTGCACAATTATTTTTCTCTTGTTCTGTTAAGTTGTCCCAATTTCTAACAAATATACTAACCGCTTCCTGGTATGTGTCAGAGTAAAAGTCATCTCCCTCTCTAGGGTCAAAAGTTGCCCAAACAGCTTTATCTTGTTTTACTCCGTCAACGTAAAACGTCTTTACTACGTTTCTGTTAATGTATTCTTGTATTTGGTATTGCTTAGTCATATTGTTTGTTTTTGTTTTTGTAAATATACAACTAATTATATGTTATAAACAAACAATTTAACAACTTTTTTTAAAATAATTTTAAAATAATTTATAAATAGCTAATTATAAGTAAGTTAGCTTATAAAATAATTTCCTCTATTTGGGTTTTGTAGTTGATATGATACAGAATATCTAATTGCATCTATCAAATGGTTGAATTTGTCTTGTGGTGTTTTAGACTTTTTCTCTAACCAGGAGTAGTTGTTTAGTTCTTTGATGAGGTTTATACTGTTTTCTTCTACAACTAAATCATAGTCTTGTAGTAAAGCTATGCCATAGGTAATTGAACCTTGACCTTTTATTGCTTTGACTATATTACAACCTTTTGCTTTAAGTTCGTGTAGCAATCTTGGTTCAGCACTATCACCCACTATAAGGCTATTTTTAGCGTGTTTAAGGTTCAGTTCTGCTATTTGTGATGTGGTAAGACCTTTCAGGTAAAAACACTCTCTTAAATAGATTATCTTGTTTGTGGTATCGATGTTGGTTTCTACTAAAGAATTTTCATCTGATGCAAAACCATAATCTTGACCATACACGCTTACACCTACTTTTTTAAACTCACCTATTTTCCAATTAGTAAATATTACACCCTCTGCTTTGTCTAACCATCCACCTAGCATTTGGTGCTTGTATTTCTCTGGTCTTCGTTTCTTGATGTTTTCTATTTGCTCTAAATAGCTTTTAGATAGGTTTTCTA